GTCGTTGATGGACGAGGGGGTGATGATGCGGCCCTTGCCGTCTGCGCGGCGAAGTACGGATGCTGCAGCGCCGGGGCCGGGGTAGGGGGTGTCTGCGTAGACGGTCGTATCTGTGCTGTTCCCGGGCACCCCTGCAATGTCCCACTTGACCTGCTGCCGGCCCTCGCGGTCTGTCCAGCGGTACTCGATCACAACGGAGTCGTACCAGGCTTCGTTGCGGCTGATCTGGTCGATGCCGGCTGTTAGGCCTGTGCCGGGGGAGACGTTGATTTGGGTCTGCGTGTTCCACTCTTTGGCGAGACGCCACACCCTGCCCTCGTCGCACCAGAGCCGGTATCCAGTGGCCTGCACGATGGGCTCAAGGAAATCCCATGCGGACGCCCCGGGCTTCCAGTCGAGTAGCTGCTCAGAGCGCGGCGTGACGAGGCCACGGGTGGAGGTCGACGCGTTGGCGGTGCCCTGCCATGCGTAGGTGTAGATGCCGGTGTTGGTCGACGCCCCGTCGAAATAGGTGGTGACGACCGGGGATGCTTCGAGTTGCATGCCGGTGATCGTGAACGATGAGTTGAGCGGGAACGCGCCCGTGACTCGGTAGCGCAGTCGTAGCGCGACCGCCCCGGGTGGGGCTATCATCGTGCCGCTGATCCGTGTGAGCGCACCGAACGCGGGAACGAGGTCGGGCGAGTTGAAGGAGGTGATGCCGCCGATCTGCGCGTTGGCGGCATCGCGCCATTCAAAGTAGATCGTCGGGGTCGAGGCCACCGTCGACGCGGCGACGTAGGCGGATGCCGTGTAGGTCTCGCCGGCTACTACTGGGGCAAGCGCCGTCGTCGGCTCTGCCTGTAGTTGAATGAAGGACGCGGCGGCAGTTGAGTTCATCACGCGGTGGGCGGTGTTCACACCTAGCGGCCCGCCAGAGAACGGGCCGTTGACCATAGTGCGCGTCCCCGACGAACCGCCCGCGCTCGGGACGTTCCCTGCCGCTGTGGTGCCGCGCGGGTCGAGAACGAGGTTTGGCGACTGGCTCACGGTAACGTCGGTGTCGCTGCCCGCGGAGAGGGCAGCGCCGACTTTGCCGAGCACGTAGTTGACGATCGACCGGAGCGACGATTGCGAGGCGAGCGGGGCGGCGTCGGGCGTCGTGGCAACCAGCGCATAGTCGAGCAGTAGCGCCTCGTCGCTGGCGAGCGTGAGAGTCATCTCGCCGGTCTTCTTGTCAACGGCGCGTTCACGGAGTGAGAGGTTGAACGTGCGTGTGACGGGTGCCCTGTAACCGAAGCTGTTCCAGTTGCCGGATGCGTCACCCCATGACTGTGAGAGCGTCACGTTGACGCGTAGCCCCTTGCGCGGGTCGAGGGCTTCCAGCGTCTCGATCGAGGGTGCGTAGCAAACCAGGGTGGCTTGCACGTAGGGCGTCCAAGCGTCGTCCAGGGTAACTTCAGCCGATTTGACCGACAGCGGCACGGTGCCACCGGGGACGGTTACGGGCGGCTGCATCACCGGGGGCGTGTAGAACGACGATGCGAGCAGCGTCAGGCTGAACCCGCGCACGTACATGCCAGCCGAGTAGACGCCCGTGCCGCCTGCGGGGACGCCCTCGACTGACAGCGTGATTGTCTGAGTAGTGGCCGCGGCGATGAACACGGCGGTATAGCCACCGCCGCCCGCGCCGCTCTCAGCGGCGACGATGCCGGGGGTCGAGGGGAGTTGCATCACCCGCGTTCCGGGCGCGCCGGGGATCGACTGGCGGGAGGTGGCGTAATACTTGCGCCCCACGATGAGCCCAGAGAATGAGCGGGTGATGGTGGCTGCACCCGCGGTGGCTAGACGCTCGATGAACAGGGACATATCGGACGTGTCGGGGAACGCTACGCGAGTGATGCGGGTGGCTGCACCAGCGGTCCAGCCGCCATTGCCGCTGTCGAATTCTTCCGAGTTGAGAACCGCGCCGGGTAGCTGCGTGGTGTAGCCGGGGGTGATCTCGTACCCGGGCACATTGGTTGCGGGCAGCACGACGGTGGCGGCGGCTGTGTGAAGTGAATAGGTTCCCATTTACAGCACCTCCTGAAAGGGCACGTCGACCAGCCATTGCTCGAGCGTCTCGCTGTCGAGCGTCAGCACGATTTCCCCGGCTGTTACGTACTTCATCCCCACCCCGGGCAGGTCGGGGTCTGCGAGGGTGTAGACGCCTGGAGCGGCGTGGAACCCCTCGAACGTGAGGGCTTGCGAGTGTGAGGCGCATAGGAACTGCAGGGTGCCTGCGCGGAGTCGAGCTGCGGCGAACGTTATGTCAGGGTCGGCGCGGCTAAGGATCTCGTGCACGATGTTGCCGGCAGCACGGCTCGAGCTGTAGCCGGTCACGAGTAGCGGCGTGAGGGTCGTAGCGCCCTTGCTTACGGTGGTCATTTGATCGACCTTCCAAACTTGTCGACCGCGTTGAATACAACGTCGATCTGCTTCCGCACTAGTGCAGCCTTGAGCGCGGAGTCATCCACGGTGAGCTTGGCAATGACCGTCTTAGGGGTGTTCTCGAGGGCTCGGTTGCGGTCCTGAATGGCGTCACGTTCTGCGCTGCGTTGCGCGACTGCGCCGCCCGTAGCCGCGTCGTAGGCCTTGGCCATCTCGAGCGCCTGAGCCTGCACGCCGACAACCCCGTTCAGCGCTTCGACCTGGTTGGCGATCTTGCCGTTCTGTTCCTGCAGGGTCTCCGTGAAGCCGGTGCCGCCCATGATGAGTTCGTTGTTAGCGTCGTAGGCGGCGTTGAGCTTGTCCTTGACCGCTTCAAGCTCGGTGCCACCTAGGGCATAGCCCCGGGCAACCTCGCCGGCAGAGAGTCCGGTGAGCTCGGTTATCTCCTTGATCTCTTTCCACTTCTCCTTGATGACATCTTGGATAGCGGCGTTCTGCACCTCTGACGAAAGGAACCGGCCCCCGGCTTCGATCATCCGGTCATAGGCGGTGTTGGCCTGTTCGGCCATCTCCTCTGACTTCTGCCCTGCCGTGTCGAACGCGGAGATAACCAGGCCGATGCCAGCCGCAGCAGCGAGGCCGGCGACTAGGCCTGCGGGGCCGAACCCGACGAACGCGTTAGCGGCTACCTCTTGGAATGCCTGCGTAATCGACTCTGCGGAACCGTCGAAGCTGGCGGCGGTTTCCTTGGCCGTCGACGCGGACTCTTGCTTGAAGTCGTTCAGTCCCTCTTTGGCACCGTCTGTGCCGTCACGCATGTTGCGCTTCATGTCGCGCGCTGCGTCCCTAGACTCGCGCTTGATCGTGTCGCCTAGGCTCTTGTATTCGGTCTGCAGGTCAGAGGTTTCCCGCTGCGCCTCGCGCAGAGCATCCTCTATGTCTTCGCCTGCACGCTCAGCATCCTTGCCGAGATCCTTCGCCTTGCCCCCGGCGTCGTCAAACGCGCGCCCTAGGTCTTTGCCTGCAGCATCCCCAGCGCGGGCCGCGTCGTCTGTGGCATCAACCACGTCCTCGAGCGGGGCCAGTACGCCGGTCTTTATGCCTGCTTCGAACGCCTGCGTTTCAGAGGCGACGGCAATGTTGATTCCCTTGGCCATGACTTACCTCTTATCCATCAACTCGTGAAATGTGCGGAGCGTCGTCTGCACCCAGAGCGAGGCAATGCGGGGGATGATCTCGGCAGCAGCCGGGTAGACCACGTAGCCCTTGGGCTTGCGGTCACGGAACTGCCGGTAGACGTGGCGATCGTTCACCTGGTATCGCTTGCCCTTGGATGACACAGCGGTGTAGCTGTTGGTCAGGGAGCGCATGGCACCGAACTCTGCGAGGTGGTACAGCGCGGGAGGGGCATAGCCGCCAGCTAGGGCTCTGCCCTTCCCGCCCGCCTTTAGCGTGACGTTCTTTCGACTCACAGCGACGGTCGCCGTGTCCGAAAGCACGCGGGCCTCGAATCGGTTGGTGACGTTGGCGCGCACGATCTCTGCCCACACGGGGCCGACAACAGATTTGGTGGACTTGTTGATCTGGCTGGCCAACTCCGTAGGCAGGCCCCTCATCGTTACGAGGACACGCTGAATGTCCTTCGATGAGAAGACTGAGATACGGATGCCGGCCACGGTTACGGCGTGACGATTCGAGCGGGCTTGCCCTGCACACCGAGCGAGACGCTGCCCACGGCCACAGTGTCGACGGTGCCGCCGATCGCGCCTGGGGTGAGAACGATGGTGGCGCGGAAACCCTGCCCGCCATCCTCAGGGTAGAAGTCGGCCACAACGGCCTCGCCCTCGTTGTCGAGGAGGTACTGGCTGAGGCTGTTGACCGTCTCCCAGTCCTGCGCGTAAGCGAGGTTGCACACCCAGGTGGCGTTGCCAATGGAGGTGAACTGAGCGGAGGGAGTCAGGCCCTTCCACGTCACGGTCGACGCGGTGGGCACGAACTCGACTGACGAGACGTTGGCCTCGTAGTTGTCAGCGCCGATCTTGAGCGTTACGTCCTTGAGAACGATGGGGGCAATGCCGATGGTGGCCATGTGTTAGTCCTTCTGGTAGGGGAATGTGAGGGTGATTTCGAATGCGTGGTTGGCGCGGTCATTGGCTAGGCCACGCTCGGCTGTCTCCCACGTCAGGTTCTGGATCTCGTCTATCGCGTCGAGCAAGTCCGCCAGCTCCTTATCGAGCAAGTCGTTTACCTTGTCGGGGTCGATGCGCGGCTCGATGACCTTGAGCACGTACTCGACCAGGCGGTGAGTCTTGGGTGCCTGCGGGAACCGAGAGATGGATTTCATGCTGAACATGACGGTGACGGCAGAAAGGGAGTCCATCTCACGCTCGTAAGGGATGAGCTTCCACGTCTTGGGCAGCACCGGCTTTAGCTGTGCCTCGAGCCACAGGCGCGGGTTGCTGGCCTGCACGATCGCGGCCATTAGAACATCACCGGCAGCGCGGAGTTGGGGCGCAATAGTTGGCGGATGTTCTTATCCAGGGGATAGACGCGAATGGCGTAACCCTCGGGGCCGACCTCGCCTTGGTCGTTGCTCTTGGTTGCATTCCACACGGCGCGTGCCTGCATGAGCTGTGCCTGCCGTCGACCAGCGCGAACCTCTGCCGGGTCGGTCAGCGTGGTGCCGTATTTGAGGATCGCGGTACGGGCGTTCTGCAACAGGGCGAACAGGGCGAAGTCATCGTCGGGCGCGTCGAGCCATGCCGCCCGTGCGCTGTCGAGCGTCTGCCATTCGCTCACGTCTTGCACCACGATCTGCACCGGGGCCAGCGTCAGGCGCTCGTCTAGGGCAACCATGCGAAGCACGAACGCGTATACACCGGGCGTGGCGAATGGGGTCGTATCCGGCCACAGAACGATCACGGTGTCATCTACGACGCTGCCCGAGAAGAACCCGGCTGAGACTCCGGCTGGGTCGGTCAGAGATACCTCTACGTCTTCGAACCCGTCGAGCTCAACAGGTGGTTCCTGATCGCTCGAGAGTTCGAACACGAGAGGAGCAACCGGGACGTCATCTACCCAATATGTCTCGTCTGAAATGGTGGCACTGATTGTCAAGGTTGCTCCTCTCGGATCTCTAGGGGGCCAGTTACGCGGCGACTGCAGCGGTGACGAGTTGCAGGCCGAGAGCGTCGTTGACGTTCACGCCCAGGTATCCGAACGCTGCCTTGTCGATGCCACCGCGGGCGAGGTCGAGGGCGTCGATGCGGACGGGGGAACCGGGCAGCTCGAGCACGGTCACGGCTTGCTTGGCACCAACGAGCACCTTGCCTGCAGCGATCGACGCGGACGGGCGGATAACGAACCCGTCGAGGTCGCCGTCAGAGAGGCCGAGCGAAGCGTTGAGGTAGCCAATGACGTTCGCGCTCGGCATCTTGGCCATCTGCTTCCAGAGGGCCGGGGCGACGAGAGCGAAGTCGGGGAGCGTGCCAGCCGTGATGAGGGCGGTAGCGCCGTCGATGATCGCGGACGCTGCCGAGCCGATCGTGCCGCCTGCGACTCCGGGAAGTGTGGTGAGCGCGTCACCCGCGAGCACGGTAGCGCCGGCAATGGCAGCAGCAGCCACCTTGCCGTCAGCCCAGCGTGCGTAGTCTTCGCTCACCGCGGCCGCGTAGGACTCGAAGAATCCTTCAACCGGGAAGTCGACGAACTCGCGCGCGATGTCGTGGCCGATGGCGTAGCGGACGGCAGCACCGGGAACTGCGGTGACGGTGACGGTGTTGGAGGGGACGTTGGCCTTGTTGCCGGCCCAGTCGCCACCTGCAGGCTTGGTGCCCCACTTGAACCCGGTGAAGTTCAGCGCGGTCAGGTCGCCGTGCGCGAACAGGGGGAGAACCTGCTGGCGGTAGTTGGTGGCCTGCCACACCTGGCCGAGCCACTGGGGCGCGCCCGTCATGGCGGGAGCAACGCCACCCGTGCCGTCGTACTTGATGTCACTGAGGGCGCCGAACAGCGTGTTGCCGTTCTGGCCGTCGAGCGCCTGGTTGAAGTCGTAGTCGGAGATGGTGCCGACTGCGCGCTGTGCGTACAGGCTTCCGATCTCGCGGACGGTGAGAGGGGTACGGGCAGCGGTCGTGGCCGCTGCCGTCAGGGTGGATGGGACGGTTGCAGTTGCCACAAGGGGCTCGCTTTCTGTGATGGGTGTTTCGGGGGTGAAGGTAAGTTCTGAGCCCTCGGCGGTCACAACGACTGCTTCGGGGAGCGAGGTGGCGTCGACCGAGAGAACGCCATCGACCGGCTCGAGCACGATGGCGTCAGAGGTGAGCTCGCCGTCGATCTCGCCCACGTCAGCAGCCAGGAGCGTTGCACTAGGGAAGGCGCCCTTTGCCACCTGTGCGGCACCGAAGATGTGGCCAGCTATTGCCTTGCCTGCGCGAAGCACCATGCCCTTGGCTTCGACGCTGAGTTTCGAACGCTTGCCCTCTGCGTACTCGAGGAGGGCCGTGTCACCCTCAGGGGTGTCCGCGAACTGGAACGTGGCGTAGACGCCATCCTCAGTCTCGAAGATGGAGGTAGCGCGGCCCACAGGTTCCTCGCGGTTGTGCTCCACATTCAGGGTCACAACCGATGGGTCACGGGGCAGGGTGAGTGCACCCGCTGCCACAGTGAAGCGCCCCAAGTTGGTATTGCCCAGCTCGCCGAACGGAACGAGCAAGCCGCTCAGTGTCCGCTCTGCGAGGTTGGCGGTAAGTGTCCCCGCTTCGATCTGTACGTCTGTCATAGCTAGTCCTCTTTCGGGATGCCGGTAGCGTCGGGCAGGGTCTTCAGGTAGTCGGTCTGGTCGAACGCGACGTTGAGCCCCTTGGCCACCACGTCGTCGCCACTGAGGCGGTCAGCGATAGCAGCCATCCAGAGCGTCAGGGAGAAATCAACGAACTCGTTACGGCGTCCCTCTTGGGTGCTGTACGTGAGCGAGGCCGTGGAGGTCGACCCGTCGAGGAGGGAGACAGGTACGCCCGTCAGGTTGGCAATGTCGATGCGCGCAGCGTTGCGGCCCTCGACCATGAACCCGGAGTCGCCCTTATCGCCGTGAGGAATGAGCGTCACACTTGAAGGTGTATAGACAGTTGCACCCTCTACGTTCCGGCGTGCGATGTTGTAGCCCTCTACGATGCCCTTGGCCTCTTCCGGGGTGGGCTCGTTCTCGCCCGTGGCGTGGATCTCCATAACGGGGATAGGCGCACGTACCCGCGTGGCCACGGCAGAGGCGGTGGCCTGTGCCATGCGAAGCGTCTTAGTGTCCTTGTCCAACACGCCTTCGATAGCGCCAGGGAAATACAGCACGTCGTCTGCGTCGACCGTCTCGCCGCGCACCTTGATGACGCCCTCAGGGGTAACTTCCCAGTCCTCAATCGCCACACGCTCAGCGTCGAGAATCTGGTTATCCGAATCGCGGACAACCTGCCACAGCGCACGGCCATAGAACAGCAGGTCGTCAAGCGTCCAGACCATCCGCTGAAACGGGCCTAGCTGGCCATCTGTGCGATACGTCCACTCAGGCTGATCCTCAAGCACGCCTTCGCGGTCGCGTACTACAAGGGGCAGGTTGGCGATCGTCGCACAGATGAGATTGCGGGCCTTCGACATAGCCGGCACCGACATAGCCTCAGCGCGGGAGAGGGGGGCGAACGCCTCTCCGAACACGTCAGACCAGACGATCTTCTGCAGGGTGCCCTCTGTGAAGGGTGAAGCAAGGTAGTCAGGGCGTGGCAGGCCTACGCCGAATGCCTGTTTGAAGTTGCTGTATACGCCCATGCAACTATCCTCTAAAGAGGTGTTGACATTTATGTGCGTATCCTACAAAGATTGTTGACCTAATTCTGCAGACGTTCCTTGTACTTCGCCCGGTTCATGTACGCCCGCCGGCAGCCGGGGTGAGACGCACGCTCATGAGCAACAGCAACGTCATGAGCAGGGCCGCGGTTATAGGCAACCTCTGAGAACTCCGGGCACTCGTCGCACCACACGACGGTCGTGAAGTCCGACTTGTCGAGGCGGGCGCTCAATAGATGATCTCCACAGGCACGCGCGGCTTGGCCTCGTCGTAGGCTTTCAGTGCGATCGACCACGCCTCGAGAGAGGTAATGTCGTTGGGCTCGTTCGCCTCACCGGGGCCACGCCCGAACGCCCACCGCTTCGACTCACGGGTGCCCCGCTTATGCGCCAATCTGACAGCATCGTTCAGCGAGTCTTGGTCATAATGCACAACGTTCCCCGATTCAATGTCGTTGAACAGGGTGGCCGCTGCCGTGCTGACCTGGTTCCAGTTGTACGGCTCGAGCTTGGGCTTGGGCTTAGCGCGCCCCAGCGCGGAGCTGATAGCCGCGTTGACGTTCTCTAGCGAGTCGAACGCGATAGGCACGCGGTGTTTGCGGCTGATTTCAAGGTTGCGCTTGGCCACCCATGACACGCCCTCGCGGTGGTCGAGCACTAGGCCATGAGCAACGCCGGCCACACGCCACGCGGCAACGATGCTCGCTGAGGTCTGCAGCGGGTGAACTGCATATGCGAATCGGAAGTTGGCCGGGGGTGTCGGCTTGATCTCCTTAGCCCGTTCAGCCCATGCGCCCGTGTCGATGAACGACGAGCCGCCCACAACGGCGAAGATACTCAGGTACTCAGCCATGAACTTAGACAGCCCATCCGGCAGGCGACACATTTTCTCGTAGTTGGACTCCATCGTTTCGAGCGTCGTCAGGGTGCCGATGCCTGGGTGTGCCTTGAGCAGGATCGGCTTGCACTTCTCCCACGTATCCACGTCGCTGCGCTTGGTCGTATCCGGCGCTGCGTACTCCGTGATACCCGTGGAGTTTTGCCCCTTGCGCCCATCCTCGAGCTGCTGCCACAAGAGGTTGCCGTCACGGATCTTGCCAGCCGTACCCGCGACGATCAGCGTGGCGTCGGGGCGTGTGTCCATCGTGGCCAGCGCACCCTCGATGAGATCCGCGGTCATGGCCGGGGAAGCCTCGCCACCCTCGTCAATGATGATGAGATCCCATGCGTCAGAGCGGAAACCCTCACCCTTGGGGGCAAGGAACTGCAGCACGCTGTCAGAATCGCCCTCGTGAAACCAGGTGATCGACTCAGAGCCGCCCGCATTGTTGATCTTGAAGGGCCAATCCTTCTTGTCCAGGTGCCGCCATTGCTCCTCAAGCGGGGCCACAATGTCACGCTTGAACCGAGCACGGGCCTTGATCGCCGTGGTAGCCATCGTGTAGCTGACCAGATAGCCGGGACGCTCTGAGATTCTGCCCATCGCCAGAGCGAACAGCGACGTGGTTTTAGAACTACGACGGGGCAGCAGAACACCCATGAACCTAGGGCATGCATTAGCCACGTCAGCCAGCACGAGCATCTGCGGCTCGAGCTTAGGCATGCGCTTACGGCCCAAACCGAGCAGCTTCGCGCCGGCTACGAACTCACCTCGAGCCGCCTCGTCATCCGAGTACCTAGACGCGTGCAATGGGGCAATGCCCGAGTCGCGCCACCGCTCCCACTCGCCTCTGAGAAAAACTTGGCTGCCATCATGGCGGGGGTACAGCGGTGAATTCTCAAAAGACTCCTTCTCGAGAGTCGAGACGGCCTCACTCACTCGGGTGGTCGCCCTCTTCGTTGGTGAGCGCACGGCTGACGTTGGCTGTGTGCTTGGCGAGGATCTGCCCGAACGCTTGCGCTAGTGCAACGCCTTGCTCGGCGAGGATCTCGTTTAGTCGTGCTTCGGTGATCACTTGGCGCCCTTCGGTAGCAGTGCCCGCCCGTGGCTGTCTGCTGCTACGAACAGCTCGAGGTAGGGCTGGAAGTGGGCGCGTGGCATGGAGATGCTGGCTACGTAGGTGACGAGCACGCCGCCAGCGGTGCCCTCTTTGATGACCACACTGCTGAGCTCGATGCCGGCAGGGTCGACGCCCAGTTTCTCTAGTAGCTCTAGTGCCACCTCGCTGCCGTTGTCCTTAAGGGTGAGGTTGATGTGGGCCACGGAGTTACCAGCCTTTCGGGAGCTGTTGTTTGTTGGTGCGTCGGGCGTTGGTCTTGGCTGCCCCGAGCTTCCCGCCTGCGATTTGGTTGCAGTTGCGGGGCCAGAGGTCTGACTTCGAGTGCGACGGGCCTACGTCCTCGATCGACAGCGAGCCGCTGCTGCCTATGTCGACGCCTGGTAGGTGGCCGACCTGCCACTTGTGTTCGGGTAGCACTGGTCTGCCACAGTCGACGCAGGGCAGGGGGAGGGCTGCGGCAATGACGGCTCGGAGCTTGGGGGAGTGTGACGACCAGCGTGCGTCTCGGTGATGCTGGCTCATGTTGTGTACCCGTGCGATATGGTCTGCAGCATGACTAAGCGTTGGTGGTTCCCGTTCCTTGCAGGCTTGCTGCTGGGCGCTGTGCTTGTGGGTGGATCGGTGCTGATCCTTGGGATGCGTGCGACGGCTGAGGCGGACGCTAAGCAGGCGTGGGCGGATTGCATTGACTCGCGTGCGCCGGCTGGTTCTGACGTTGACCAGATGGTTGCTGCTGCTGAGGCGTGCGACGACGAGTAGTTGCTCACTCGAACCACCTATGAACTTATGTAGCACGCTTTGTGCTGATACAGCTAACGATACAGAATGGTCGTTCTCGTGTCAACACGGTGCGGTAACGCCAGAGGGCCACTGCCCGCCAGTCAATGCTTAGTGCACTAACTAATGGATAGTGGCCCTCTGGTTGGTCAGTCTCCGTAGGAGGTGCAGCCTTCGGCCTCGAAGCCAATGAGCTTCATAACGGCTAAGAGGTCTTCGGCCTTCTCCCCATCGCGCGGGTAGATGATGACGCCTTCCCGCTCGCGTTCGCTCATGCTCGCGCTTCTTCCCACACGAGATCGGGCAACATGGTCGCGTCCGCGTATGCCTGCCCCTTGGGTGTCAGGGCGTCGTACTCGGGCTCGCCGGCCACCGGGCCTTCGTAGGAGTCGTAGCGCGGCATCTCCTTGAGGTACTGGCGGATGAGGTCATTCGCCTTGTTGCTCGTGAGCTTCTTCCACCTGGCTTGCAGCGTGTCGGATGCCACGCTGGCGTTGAAGTGTAGGTGCAGGTCGCTGAGGTAGTCGAGCTGCTTCTTCGTCGCCTTGCCGGTTGATTCCACGAACATGAAAGAGAGATCGCGTCCGCTCGGCAGAGTGGACCTTAGCTCTTCTTCACTTGTGTCTTCTTCTAGTGGGTCTTCTTCGTAGTCCACACTGACCCCGTGGTGAGGCCTGACAGAACCGGTGACCCGTTCTCCCTGACCGGGTGCCTGTCGGGTAAACGTGGCCACCTTGTACACGTTCGACTCGTTCGTGCCGTCCGCGCGCTTGCGCACCTGCTTGACGACGAGGCCGCGCGCCTCGAGGCTGCGGATCGTTCGCTTAGCCGTCGAGGGAGAGGTGCGGGACTCCTTAGCGATGCGGGCGATCGACGGCCACGCGAGCCCCTGCGGATTCACGCGGTTGAAGAGCGCCATGTACACCAGTAGCTCGTGTGCCGACAGGTCCGAGTCCCGCATGAGCCAGTTGGGGATGATCGAGAACCCCGCGCCCTCGCTGGTCATCGTGCGCCCTCTCGAAGCGGAGGCAGCTCATCCTCGGGGGTGTCCGTGTCGATGGTGGCTGCCGACGTGCGCGCTTCCGCGTTGTTGGGGTCAGCGTTGTACTGCCCGGTGATGGGATCGCACTCGCCTGGCTGCAGTGTTGCCGCGGCCTCGGCGGCTTCCGCGGCCTTGACTCGCTTGTTGTGTTCGCGCCATCCCGTGCCTTCTTCGTCCCATTCGCTCTGCGTGTAGTCCTCGCTGAGCACGTCGAAGATCGCGTTTGCAAGCTGGTGAGCTTCGATGCCCGGGCCGTACTCACCGCCCCCATCGTCAAACGTGTGGCAGAGGCGCAGCACCTCTTTGAGATCCTTGATCACGCCGTAGTCGTCGCTGTCATTAATGTCGTTCATGACCTGTGCCAGTACCTCCCAGCGGCTCGCCATTACGCCTTCACCTCGCCGTTGAGCTTGTCGGTGAGGTCCGCTGCTGAGATGAGCGCGGCGGCGTACTCGATGCACTCGGCTGCATAGGTCCGCATCTGGTCGGCGGTCGCATCGTCGATGAAATCCATCGCCATCCAGCCGAAATAGTGCCCGTCAGAGTGGCGTGTGACTTCCACTTCGAGCCCTTCGACGTCGACGTGGTGGACTCGGTGGTACCACTCGGATGAGTCTGCGGCGCCTTCGTGCATCTTGTAGTCGCAGTCAGGGATGCCGCACGGCGTTGCCTGGGCCGCTGCATTGGCGGCGTCCATCTTGGCAATTAGCCTGGCGCGCTCTGCCCGTTCTGTGGCGATTAGTGCCGCATTGTTAATGTCGGTGGTTGATGCCATGATGGTCATATTCGTATTCCTTCTCTGAGGTTTCGGATACTGCGGCCCGGTTGCACCCGGGCCGTTCTGCTTTTCTTGGGTGGGGCGTCCCTGCGGGAAGATTCGAACTTCCGACCGAGGGGGTAGAACACCCCTTGCTCTGTCCGCTGAGCTACGCAGGGCTGTGGTCACGCGAATGCGGCGTCGATGAACTGCTCAACGTCTACCTGGCGGAACATTCTGCGGCCACCGATCTTTGCGGATTTGGGGGCGGTGCCGTTGTGCAGCATCCATCGAAGCTGCGCCGGCGATTTGCGTAGCGCTTTCGCTGTTTCATCCAACGTCCAGAGGGTGAGTGTGCTGGCTTCCATTTCGAACCTTTCTTCGTATTGCAATGTTGCAATGGGTGTCGGTACAAACAAACCTACACCATCATGCGCGCATTGCAATAGAGTGTCACCATGCAATCCAACGAGATGCCGATAGAGAACCGCTTTGGCGAAGAAGTCCTGGAAAGCCGGAAGCTTCAGCGTTTGAGTCAGAAGGACTTAGCCGAGATGCTGAGTGGCCGAGGACTAAATCTCGACGCTTCTGCCATTTCCAGAATCGAGAAAGGCACGCGAGCGATTCGCCTGAGTGAAGCCGCGGTCATTGCCGACGTGCTCGGCTTTTCACTCTCTGATGTTGAGCACCCGCGCGATCCGCTTGAGGACCTAGTGCGCATCCGGAAGACCATCGATAGCTCGCTCAACGCTGCTTTCGATGGCGCCCTACAGGTAGCGGACGCGATCCAGGAGATGATCTATGTTCTCGAAAGGCACCCTCAGCTATTGGAAACTGTGGCAGCCGAATGGGTAATTTCTCCGACCAGCCTCCCGGAGTATGTGAAGGCTGTCGAGCTCAACTGGCTAAGGCCGACAAACATCGCGAAGTCAATCGGAACCGACTTGGAGTCTGTTGAACTCCGGGACGCGGTGCGGTCGCTTATCCGCACCGTGACCTCTACGGCCGTAAATGAGGAGATTAATGTCGAGCATTAAGAAGAGGCCTAACGGTACGTGGCGCGCACGCTACCGTGACGCCAACGGCAAGGAGCACGCCAAGCACTTCCGCACCAAGACGGGTGCGGACGGCGCACAGGCTTGGCTAGACACGGTAACCGCGGCAGTCGTCACGGGGACCTATCAAGATCCCAAGAAGGCGAAACTGACTGTGGGGGAGTGGTGCGAGTCGTGGCTGCAGGGCTACGCCAACAATCGCCTGTCGACGGTGAGGCAGGCCCGCACACACATCAAGCACATCGAGCGCGCCTTCGGTAGTCGTCAACTGGCCAGCGTACGCCCCTCAGAGGTGAAGGCGTGGACGGCGAAAATGCGCGGTGACGGTCTGGCGGTGTCCACCGTCTACGCAATCCACAACCGGCTTTCACAGATTTACTCTGACGCCGTGCACGATGGGCTGGTGCCGCGCTCACCCGTGAGCCGCCGCACGTCACCTGGTGCGCCGAAACAACGCGCTTACGTTGCTACGACTGAGCAGATATGGGCGCTGCACGATGCGATGCCCGACAACATGAAGCCAGTGATCCTTCTAGGCGCGTTCGCCGGCCTGCGAGTGGCCGAGATCTCGGCTCTACGCGTGACCGATGTTGACCTCATGCGCGGCATCATCCGACCGGCAATCCAGTACCCGAACGACCCGCTCAAGACCGACACGTCGAAAACACCGATCCCGATCCCGCGGGAGCTTGCTCTCGAGCTGAACCGGGTGCCGGCGAAGTGGGGCAGTGAGACGTTCGTGGTCAACGCACACGGTCGTATCGCGCCGCCCTATTCGATCGACCGTGTATTCGCGATAGCTCGTGAGTCGGTGGAGGGTCTGCCAGAGGGCTTCCGCATCCACGATTTGCGCCACTATTTCGCGTCCATGCTCATCGCGTCCGGGCTCGACGTGAAGGTGGTGCAGGCCCGTCTGCGACACGCGTCCGCGAAGACGACGCTCGACACGTACAGCCACCTGTGGCCGGATACAGACGAGTCCGCACGAGCTGCCGTCTCGAAAGTTCTGGCGGCTCGTGCGGACTCGTTGCGGACTAAGCCCGCTGCATCCCAGTAA